AACTTCTTTCTGTTTGTATCGGTTGCTTTTAAAAAATCAAGCAAGTCTGTACTACTTTGATAGGTTAGCTGTGTGAACACTTCAAAGTCTAATCCAAATAACTTTTGTATTTTTTTGTATGTATCTAATACTTTATGTTCAGTTATATCTTCTCCGTTTTGTAGCAACTTTACTTTAGTAGTATTATTACTTCTTACTACGTTTAAATCATAGTTCTTTGCATCAATTGAAAAGGTTAGATTACTATTCCATGTTTTTGATTTAGTCCAACGATTTAACAGGTCAGCTTTTTTAATAGATTTTATATTCTTGTTAAACAAAGTTTCTTGAAGAATAAGAGCAACACTTGACTTACCACTCCCATTTGGCGCAGTCAGTTGTGTGATTCTACTTTTATCAAAGTTAATAACATTGTCAACACCATAGCTAAACATATTAGAAAATTTGAGTTCTTTTAATTTAATATAAGCCATTATGATATATTTAAGTTTTTAAATTCTGTTATGATTTTGTTTACGTCTTTTACTTGTATATATTTTAAGTATAATTCTAATTCTTCTTGGATTGATTTGTTTTTTAAATCAAGTATGCTATCTTTTACAGTGCTACTAGCAATCTTTTTATCAAGCAATTCATTGTTTAAAACTTTGCTCAACTCATCAACACTTCCAGTTACTTCATAAATAGTATGATTAACTGTGTCTTGTTTCATTTCTTCGCCAACTTTTATTGTTTTACGTAATAATTTGGGTAAGTTTAAATCATGAAAATTAACTGAATATTCTTTAGGTGATTTATAATCAATAATATCAACACCATATTTTCTTGAATTATCTCTATCAAATGTAACATTCAGTGGGCTACCTGGATAATATGCAGGATAGTCTTTATATTTATGGTTAAAGTGTAAATCTCCTAGAAGTATTAAATGCCAACCATGCAACAAATCAAAGTCATACTCAGGAGTTACGTGTGGAGGTACTTCACCTCTAATATGTGTTACAAGAATATCGTCTTGATAACAAATAGGTAAATTATTAGTTTGCATTTCTCCATACGGAAAAAACTGAAAACTAGCATGTTTAGTTTCAACTCTTTTATTTTTAGTAATAAGCTGTACTAGTTCGTTTTTTATTGCATTTTTCTGTGTAAAGTGTTCTAAAAAAGATTCGCCTTTCTTAGTTGCTTCATGATTACCAGGTATAATATAGGTTGGAATTGTAACTGCATTGATATATGTTAAGAAAAGACATACTTCATCAGGTTGTGGTTTTTTGTCAAACACATCCCCTGCAATAATATGTACATCACATTCTTGCTCAAGAGCAATAAGTTTTCTAAACATTGCTTTGAATCGATTAACTTGCCACTCATATGGCACTTTCTTTTTATGCAGTAAAATGTGCCAATCAGCACTACACAATATTTTCATTCTATCCACTCCAATACTTTAATACATTCAGTAATATATTGTTTTGCTTGTTGTCTTGTTCGTGCTCGTACCACGGCTTTACCTTCATTGTAATTTATAGTCCAATGTATTTCATGTTCAGAACTTTTCATTGAAACATCATCGCCTAACATAAATTCAATTGTAAACTGTTTTTCTATTGGAAACTGTATAACATCACTCATAGTAACCCATAGCATTAGTGATGGGGTACCAGCCAAGCTGACGCAACTCATAGATAGTTTGTTTAGCACTATCTTTATCAATCACTGCACAATCCGTTTTAAGGCTAGGATTGTGCGCAATTACAAAGTTGGCAGGGTAATAGTCTATAAATATACAATCACCCTCTTTACATATTATGTCTCGTTTTATCATGTTTTAACTATTTTACCAACATCGCCTTCAAATGTAAATGAACCACAGTGATTAAGTCTTGTAGATAAGTCTAACCATATCTCACCACCCGTCTTTTGCCATCTTCTGCAAAAGGTGTAATCTTCACTTAAATATCTATTATCGTCTGGACAATGCATTGTGTCAAAAAATGAATAACAATACTTATGAAAAGCAGGGTCAATATTACTGTCATTTTTATAGTGTAACTCTGGATAAGCATTTCGCATTTTTTCAAACACACCTTTCTTTATACAGAAAAATCCTGTGCTTGCATCTAACACTTCTGCTGCTCCATTTTCTACACGTATTTGACCATTATCTGGGTTTACAAATTTAAAGTTAATTGCATATTGAACTGGTAAAGCCTTTTTAGGATAAGCACCAGCAATAATATCTTTATCATATGCTAAAGCTCGTAAGACACTTTGTGCATCAAACTCAATATCTGCGTCAATAAAAAACAAGTGTGAACAATCACTACCCATAAACATTGCAGATAATATGTTTCTTGCACGTGTAACCAGACTTTCATTTCTAAGCGTAGTAACTCTAAAGTTAATCCCATGCTTAATAAGCACCTGACTTGTTCTAAACATACTCAAAAAGTATTGGTCAGTTAACATACCCCCATAACAAGGGGTTGCAAAAAATACGTTAAGACCACGTAGTTTTTCAATATCTATTGTAGCTTCGTTGCCTTCAATAGATTTAAATGCTCCCACCGTGTTAGCAGTGGGTGCTGCGTTTGTTACATAATCAGATAAACTTCTTTTCATTAGGCTAAGTCCTCAATGCTTTCTGATGGTTTTAGTGAGTCATCAGATTGAGAAGCAAACAGGTTAGTATTATTTAATAACCATTCTTTTTGCTCATCATATGATTGTCTTTTATATATTCTATCAAGGTCAAATAATTCCATCCCTTTTTCATCTTCTGAAAGGGCACTATTGTTTCTTGCTGGAATAACTGTATACTTCACGTTTTGTGGAAGTGGTCCAGTCTTTTCTTTTTTAACTGTGATGTCATATCCCTTTTCAGCGTCAGCTGGGCTTCCGTAATCTGGGTTTGATGCATAATCAACTATCTGACCATAGATTGTTGCTCTTAGGTCGAACAGTTTAATTTTGTTATCAGTTCTGTCTAGTACGTTACATACATAACTAAATTGTGGTTTATCTGAATAGACATCTGCAGGTATTTCCTTGAACGGATTCTCTGCTTTATTATCAAATGCTTCAGTTTCTCTTTGAAACTCAAGACACTCAACTGGCATTTTCTTGCCTTCAGTTGTTACTACCCAATAGCAGTATCTAGGTAATACATCGCCAACTAATCTGACTTTAGTATCTCCTACAGTTAGTGTGAGTCTTTCAATCTCTTTTCTGTTGTTAGACCCAGTGTTTTGTTTTCCTTTTGCTTCACTCCAAGCTATCATTGTTTTTCTCCTGTTGTTGAACGTAAGTTCGGGGTTATTCCCTCTTGAGGGATTCTAAGTATAAGTATATGTTGTTTCCGTCAAATCGCCACAGCGGACTGTCGACAATTTCACCGAAGTAGTCTATTGGTATTTCATCAGTATCTTCGTTAATTCTTCGTTTTGAAAGTGCTTTTAGATAAAGCATTTTATATTTAACATCAATCTGATAAAATAAAAAGTTACAGTTTTTAATGTAACTTTGTGGCTCTTTTGTTTTATATCTGGAATAAATTAAATTATTCTTCGTATACAAAGTGCCTTGTTGAAATAAAAAACTAGGTATCTGATGAACATTGAGGTTCAACATCAACATCTTGCTTGTTATTCCCATTGTCTTATTATAACTTCTGATAAGACCATGTGTCAAGATAATTATCGCATTAGGGTCACCACGTCCTACTCTATTTAGGTGCTCATAATTAAAGTACGTAATATCCGCGTTTTTCATACCAATCCAATCTAAATTTTTGTTGTCGTGACACAATAGGTCCTCGTACCCAAAAGTCAACCACTAAAGGTTGTTGTTTATCAGGGTGTTTACGAACAATGCGACCTATTCTCTGTTCCAGTTTTATAGGGTTGTTTGATGGGCAGGTTAAGAATAAAGTGTCTAATCTATGACAACTGATACCCTCATCAAATAGTTTTGTGCTTAATACACAACGATACTTACTACCCACGTTTTCTAATGCCTCTTTGCGTTTTTCCTCAGTTGTTTCGCCTATTAACAATACACTATCAGGAATCAGTTTGTGTAATGTTTTTAACATAGC